GTTGTTCTGGTCGCTAAAGGTTACAACCGATTTTTGCGGTATGGTTGATCCGAGAGGCGGGCCAACCTCAAAGTGCGTGCCGTCCCACGTAAGGTTGGGCGAGCCAGCCAGCGCGCCGCCGCTGTTGAACTGGATCTGGGTGTCGCTGCCAGCTGGGGTCGGGATGGGGTTGGCCCACGACATGACGCCGCTGGTGGTGGCCGAGAGGATCTGGCCCGACGAAACAGGGGGAGCCGTTGGCAACGTATAGCGCGCATTTGCCGTGGCCGAAGTGCTTCCTTGCAGGACGGACGTGTATTGCCCGGACGAACCGGCGACGAATGCCGCAGTGGTTTGAAAGGTTGGTGCCGTCAAAACCGCGCCGGTGGTCAACGCAATCACCGAACCCGACCCGGATGTGGTCAGCGGCGAACCCCAGCTTGCCCCGGTGGAGAACACAATGCCCGCAGGCGGGTAGGAAAACGAGTTGGGCGAACTGATCGTGATGACGCCAGCCGCGTTCACAATGTTGATGCCCGAGCCTTGCGTCAGCGTGTTCAGCGTGAAGCCGTTGCCGTTGCCGATAAGCAATTGCCCCGCCGTGGGGGTCGAGGTGACGCCTGTACCACCTTGCCCGTAGGGAGCCGGGTAATCAACCTTGGCCGACCATTCGCTTGCCCACTCCGCAGCGGAGGGTTCATAGCCTGTTGCCCAACCGGGATTTGAAGGAGTGCTCATTTTGTATCCAATTCATCCGTGTTTAGTCAGGCTCAGAAACCAAAAACCCTATCCGCCGCAGTTAAGCCCCAAATCCCCAACTAATTGCTGCGGGATAATATGCTTTCATAGCTTCAAGCTGGTTGCCTTGGGTTGATAAATGAACATCATCAGACGCCCAGTAATTTGGATTCGCAACCCAAGCCAGAGGCGTACCAACTTCTGGAAGGGACGCAACGTCGATTACGGCGCTTGCCCCGCTGTTACCACCCGTAAGCCACGCATTGTAAGCCAAACGCTCAAGATCATAAGCACCACCCACCGTAAAATCGATACGCGGAATGACAGTTGTCAAGCCAACTTGATACCCCGCCGTCAATGCAGTCGAAACGTAGGTGGTGGCGATTGTTTCGAGAGCCGACAGTGTAGTGCCTGCGCCAATGTCGTTCGACCCTGCATGGCAAGTGAGAACGCAACGACCGGCACCATAGGTAGACGTATACAGCGGGGTGGTTGTGGTCGACGCCCCGGTCTGCATTGCCGCAAAGGTTTTCCCAAAAACAGCAACATTGAAAATCTCAATGTTATCGGGGAGGGCTAGTGACAGATAATAGCCAATATTCTTGCAATAATTGACGTTGTTGAACGGCGCGTTTTCGCCGCTATCCCCATCGATAACCCAGCGGCCACGCCATCCGCTTTGCCGAACGCCGAAAGCCTTGGCCAAAGAGGCATTGACCGTTGTAGCATCCGCCGTCGAGAGCGTGGGGTACACAACCATCGCCCAAGCCCGGTAGTCTCCGTAGTAGGACGCAGAAGTTCCCGCAACAACCGACCTACCAAATGAAAGATTGGTCATGGTGTAAGGGGTTGGGACAGTGGCCGATGATGTTGCGACTTCGTTGGCAAGAAATGTAGTTCCCGAGGCAGTTGAGATTTTACCCATCACAACTGGGTTCGTGCGCAAAGCCGTCGCAACGCCGTATTGCACTGCGGACGAAATCCCGAGTGCGCCTGTACTGCTGTAAACGAGATCATACCGGACAGACGCGTTGTCGTTATATTCCCAATAGATACAATTTTGAAAAGAGGTGTAAGGCTGCAAGGCCATCAAAACCGTGTTGTTTTGACTGCTGATTGAAAGCCCTGTGACGTTCAAAAATCGATTGCTTGGTCCCGGCGAGACAGCATCCGAGTTAATCACGACCGGGCAGCAACCGGCCCATGCCTGATCCAAATCAAATGCAGGTTCATTGGCTTGGGCCGGTGCTGCTGCTGTTTTCCCACTGCCGAGCTGATCGGTCATCGATACGACCGTCCCCGACCGAGCGCCGAGCCATTGCCCAATCGCATTGTAATCGAGATAATCGTTCGTGGTCGAGATCGCGCCAAAGCTGGCGGTTGCGCTATCAGATGCGCGGCGCAGCGTGATAATCGTGCCGGTGTACCCAGCTACAATACGCTTCGCACCGAATACGACAGTAGGCGATGATCCCACGGTCGGCAGATAAACGCCTTGCCCGGTCTGCGGTTGGGTGTTGGCAGCGTTGATGCGCGCCAGAGCCGTTGCCGATGCCAAAGTGGAGATTGCAGACTGGGCGTAAGATTTGGCATTTGCGGCCGTAATCCGTGCTACAATATCAGTACTCATATCACTGACCCCCAGAAATGAAATACGTACCACCCGTGCCGCCGGTGAGTTTGATATAAGCCCCGGCTGGGACGCGGTACCAAGCAGGAGACGCGGTTGAAATTGTATTTGTGATCGCGCCGGTATTTGTTAGGGCATTTTCGTTGAGGTAAACATTACCGTCGGGCGACGTCTGAATAGTTGCAGCCACAGAAGGGGCAACTGTGCACCAAATCGTCACAGTCTGATAATCTCGAACATAGGTTGAACTACCATCCCAAGAGGTTGGTGCGAGATAATGTTCTACAAGCCCATCTGTTGCAACAACTGTCGACATGATATTTCACCCTTTTTGAAAATTAAAAACCGTCGCTAGAGCCTAATGCAATTGCAAGAGAATACACGAATACGTCAGACAAGTCATCCGCTCGTTTAGCAGCATCCTTATCACCAATTCGATAACTGGTAATTTGCGATGTCAAATGATTTCGAGTTATGCCCTTGTAGTTGACGGTTTTGTTAAAGGCGTAATCCGAAATCTTGCAATGGCCTTGGTAGTGATGCGACGATACCGCGATAGCACGAGCGTCTTTGCCGATGGCAGTGAATGCGGAATCAATCGGAATGAGCGGCCATCCCTTGCGTTTCCCATGCTGAAGCAGAACCATGCCGCTGGCCTTGTCCTCGACCCAAACACCACGGACGCCTTCACGAGCGCCGACCTGTTTGGATAGTTCGGTAAGGCGCGGCAGCACAATGTTTGGCAGCCAGCTTGTAAGTAGATCGGCTTCAATTTGGATTACATCATAATCAAGAATTATCAGCGGCGTTCCGGCATATTGATTGCGCGCCATGTAGATGATGGCGGTGCCGTCGTTTGTGGTGCCGGTTTTGGTTGCGCTGTCGATCACGGCAAAGACACGATCGCAGTTTGTGGGATAGGGAACGGGCTGCCCATCTTGCAGCATTTTATCCAAACCAAAAAATGCAACGCCTGAAAAGTCGACAAATTCGCATTCGATTTCCTGACGAAAAACGTCGGGATGCAATCGCGTTTTTTCTGTCTCCACCCATTTACGATCCACCATTGGGTTTTCCCAACTTGGTGCATGGTGTTCGACAAAACCCATTTCAGGGTCGTTGCAAATTCGCCAAAAGAAGTTTTCCGAATCGACGCCGTTGGGCGTGGAGAATGCCCACACGATTGCGTCAGGCTTAGTTGCCATCGTAGGCACAAGGGACTTGTGCCAAATGTCAATCATTTGCGAATTTTTCGTGTAGGCCGCCTCGTCGATCAGGATTAGGTCATATTCGCGGCCACGTCCAGCCAGGGGGTTATCTGTCGTTTGCCAGAAATCCGCTTTGCCGCCAGTTATGGCTTTGATTGTTCCTTCGCTACGATTGGAGCTTTTAACGATAGGCTCCAGCGTTACGGCTATTTCTTCGTAAGGTTCTGTAAGCTGTTTGTATGTCGGCGCGAACAATCCGACTTTCTTGCCTTCAATAATGGCGTCACAAGCCAATGTAATGATGCCTTTGGTTTTACCCCATCGACGCCCGCATCGAACTGCATTACGCTTTCCACGCTCATCCCAAACCTTTACTTGGCCATCATGGAAAGTAGGGATTGTGATTGGGATTTCAGACATGGGATTTTATTCTTTCCCATTTCGTAATTCTGCACTTTTTGGCAGGCCACCAGTAACGACAATTTTCATGACGTTACTTTCCGCATCCGTGGCCTTTGCGTCGGAATTAATCCATTCCTCATCATCGACATTGTGCAAGCCAAACTTGATCATGCCAGCGTTGCCGACGTTTTCTTTAGCGTTTTGCAGGGCGAAACTTTCCCATTCCAAAGCGCGCTTTGCCTTGCCTCGCGCGAATGCGGCCATAAAGTCAGGATGCTCTTTCACCCATAACTTAATGGTATTTTTGCAGACTCCGATGTGACCGGCAAATGCTGTTGCACTATAGCCTTGCCGCATGAACTCTTCTATTCCTTCGCAATATTCTGGAAGATATTTGGTTGGTCTTCCCATTGGCGCGGGCTTTTCGCCGCGCTCCGCAAAAGCTGCTGCTTTGGCCTTGATCTCGTTTATCCGCGCTTTGATGCTTTCATTGTCCATCAGGCGGACAGCGTTAGAATTAGCGGATTTTGGCGTCGTTTTGTAAC